CACCCATCTGCAACAACAATCACCGTCATCGGAAAACAAAATGGCCCAATCATCTAAGCCAGCTGAGAATGTTTACAGCCTGAAGGCCATACCTCCAACCAAGGAGGACAGCGACAGCAGGGGCTATGTGTTGTACTACAAGCCAGATCATGGCTGGTTCGCCGGCTATTGGCAGGCGCCCTACCTAAAGGGCGTGACGCACTGGACCTACCTGCCAGAAACCCCGCCAGCACTGCCCGATCCCGGCATTGCCCGTGACGCTGCGTTCGAGAAGTGGGCCGCTTCATTCCCTGAGGAGTTCAGCGAAACAGTTACTTCATTGATGCGCCTTGGTTGGAATGCTGCCTGGAAACGTGCGGTCTGAACAGGATCAGATTGAGCTGGAGCGTGAGATGTTCCAGCTTGGCGCCGACCGTCGTCAGCTGATGGGCAACCGGCGCAAGCTATTGCGCATGGAATCCCTATCTGACTACGGGGACACGCTTGTTCAGCTTGGCGTTGAACGATTGACCCAAGCAATCAGGCACCATCGCAAGCGGATCAAGGAAGGCCAGGCCGGTACCAACTACGCCGGCCTAGGTCCCTTGACCCAGATGGCGCCGCACAAGATCGCTGCCTGTGCCCTGCGTGTGGTCGTCGACCAGATCAGCTCGACGTGTCGCCTCTCTGCCCTTGCGCATGAGGTGGCCGACAAGCTGTGGGTTGAGACGATGCTGGCCAGGGCCAGCAGGTGGGAGAGGCAGAACCACAAGCGTGTGCGTGGTCGCTTCAAGCAGAAGGTGCGCGACATCAACAGGATGCGTGGCACTGAGCAGTGGTCGCCCAAAGAACGTGCTGCCACCGGTGCGTTCCTCGTGTGCCTGGTGGCCAGCGAGACCGGGCTGATCAAGGTCAGGCAAGAGCGGGTCGGCATGCGCACCCCCTACATGGTGCGTGCCACGCCTGAGTGCCTTGCCTTTGTCAGCAAGGTGCATGAGGCAGGCATGCTGCTGTGCCCCTTCTCCCTGCCAATGGTCGTGACGCCGCGGCCCTGGTCCTCACCGCTTGAGGGTGGGTACCTGACGGACATCCCCAACAACTGGCTGCTGAAGGATGGGGCAGAGCTGGTGGCGCAGCACTGCAAGGGTGATGAGCCCTTCATCCAGGCAGCCAACCTGCAGCAGGGGGTGGCATGGCAGATCAACAGCTGGATGCTCGAGCAGGTTGAGCACGCATGGGACAAGAGCATTGCCATCGGCAACCTCATGCCCCGGGAAGGGTGGGCTGTGCCGCCCTACCCCAAGCACCTGCCAGAGGATCACCCTGACGTGACCCAATGGAAGTTCAACGCCCGCCAGATCCACGAGAAGAACGACAAGACCAAGAACCGACGCATCGCCACAGCCAAACAGCTGTGGATTGCACGACGCCTGGTCGATGAGCCGGAGCTGTACTTCCCAATGCAGCTGGACTTCAGGGGTAGGTATTACTACCGACCCCCGTTCCTCAATCCGCAGGCCAACGACATCGGCCGGTCACTGTTGCAGTTCAGCAACGGCAGGCCGATCACCGATGAGCACCAGGCCGAATGGCTGTGGGTGCATGGCGCCAACCTCTACGGTCACGGCAAGCTCAGCTGGTCGGCCCGCCTTGCCTGGGCTCACCAGAACAAGGAGGCCATCTGCCGGTCAGGCATGGACCCTTGGCAGCATGCGGAGTTCTGGGCCAAGGCCGACGACCCCTGGCAGTTCCTTGCCTTCTGTCGTGCTGCCTACCAGTACGTCACGCATCGGCACCACTTCGTGTGTCAGCTGCCTGTCGTTCTGGACTGCACCTGCTCTGGCATCCAGCATTATTCGGCCCTGCTCCGCAACGAGCACATGGCTGAGCTGGTGAACCTGATGCCAAGCGAGAAGCCGCAGGACATCTACTCCCGTGTCCTTGCTGCTGTCCTTGACCGGGTGCGTGGCGATGCGATGAACGGCGATCAAGCCGATCGGATGCACGCCAAGTCATGGCTGGAGTTGCAACCCGACAGGTCGCTGACCAAGGCAGTGGTCATGACCACGCCCTACTCGGCCACCAGGCAGGCGATCTTCCAGCACTGTCAGCGATGGGCATTCGAGCGGACGCTCGAACTCTACGGCACCGACGGGTGGTGCTTCAAGCGTGGCGCCATCGCCGCCATGCACTACATGACCACCATCCTCAGCCGGGAGACGGCCAAGATCATCGGCCCTGCCAAGCACGCCATGCACTGGTTCAAAAGACTGGGCAAGCTGGCTGGCGAACACGACATCCCCCTTCAGTGGACGTCGCCGTCAGGGCTGCTGGTCAACCAGTCCTACGTGGACATGAGGGGGGTGCAGATCGTGCTGTACCACCTGTCACCGGTGCGGATGACCTTCCGCTCCAACCACCAGCCCAATGGGTTGAGTGCCATGCGCATGGGCAATGGCCTCAGTCCCAACGTCATCCACTCCATGGATGCCAGCCACATGGCACTGTCGACCATCGACGCCTTTGCCAATGGGGTGACCAACCTCGGCGGGATCCACGACTGCTTTGCCACGACGCCCGCTGAGATGGGGCAGGTTCGCGATTCAGTTCGCAACGCCTTTGCCTCCATGTACTCCGAAGACTGGCTCACTGCCATAGCCTCGGAGCTCCTGGCTCAGATCCCAGAGGACCTGCGCCAGGGCCTGCCCAAACTCCCAGCCTCTGGTGGGCTGGACATCAACACCGTTCGCAACGCGACGTACTTCATCACCTGAACATGAACTACACCTTCATCGACAAGATCAAACTGACCACCCCCATCGCTCGCTTCCAATATCCGAAGCTGATCGAACCTGAAACCAAGTTCAACCCTGAGGGTGTCTACAAGGTGACAGCTGCGATCGATGCAGCCGATGCGGCCGTCATCTCTGATGCCCTTGATGACCTGCTCAACCGGCACAAAGCATCGCTCAAGGCACAGGACCCAGGCAAGAAGGACTGGAAGCTGGTGCAACCGCCCTTTGGGTTCGAGGAGGTGGACGGCAAGCCTTGCTTCTTGGTCAAACCCAAGATGAAGGCCAAGGGTGTTGACCGCGACGGTCGTGCCTGGACTGCGGCGCCTGCCCTGTTCGACGCCAAGGGTCATCCTGTCCGTGACCGCGAAAGCCTGCGTGGCATGTGGGGCGGCACCGTCGGCCGCGTGTCCTTTGAGGCCTGCCCCTTTTACCAAGCAGCCCTGGGTGCTGGCATTACCCTCAGGCTCAAGGCTGTCCAGATCATCAGCCTGATCGAGGGTGGTGGTAATGCCGAGAGCTTCGGGTTCGAGGAGAGCGACGGCTGGACCAGCTCCGCTGAAGCCACGCCGTTCGACAGCTCGAGCAGCATCGCGGAGATCGACTCGGACTTCTGAGTTCCGATCCAAGTTTGAGGCTGGCGTCGCCGCTGGCCTTGAACTACGGGGCCTGGACTACGACTACGAAACCCAGGCCCTGCCCTACGTCATCCACGCCAGCTACACCCCTGACTTCATCCTCCCCAATGGGGTGATGGTGGAGACCAAGGGCCTGCTGACGCCTGAAGACAGACGCAAGATGATCGCCGTCAAGGCAGCGCACCCTGACAAGGACATCAGGTTCTGCTTCATGCGGGCTGACGCCAAGCTTTCCCGTCGACCTGGCGCCCTGGCCTACTGGCAGTGGGCAGAGCGACACGGCTTTCTCTGGTGCGAAGGCCACATCCCCACCACCTGGTACGCCCATGCCGTCCAAGTTCCTGAAGCATGAGGCCTGTCCTCAGTGCAACAGTAAGAACAACCTGGCCAGATACGACGACGGTCACGCCACCTGCTTTGGCTGTGGCTACCAAGAGCAACCACCCAAGGGTGAGAAGCTCCGCCCCATCGAGCCAATGCCACCACCCACCACACCACTGATCGAGTTCGTCAACATCAAGCCACTCGGCAAGCGAGGGATCCTCGAGGAGACGTGCAAGCTGTTCGGCTATGGCTGCTCCAGTCACAACGGGCAGCCGGTCCAGATCGCTGCCTACAGGGACCAGCAAGGCAAGGTGGTTGCGCAGCATGTGCGCAGTCCAGACAAGCGGTTCCGCTGGCTGGGCGACACCAGCAACATGCAGCTGTGGGGTCAGCACCTCTGGCGCCAAGGGATTGGCGGCAGTGGCGGCGCCTTCGTTGTCGTCACCGAAGGTGAGATCGATGCCATGTCGGTCAGCCAGGTGCAGGGCAACCGCTACCCAGTGGTATCCCTGCCCAATGGTGCGCAGTCAGCCAAGAAGTACCTGGCTGCCAACGCACCCTGGCTGTCACAGTTCCAGCGGATCGTGCTGTGTTTCGACAGCGACGAGCCGGGCGAGAAGGCAGCCAACGAGGCACTGACCGTCCTGCCCCTAGGCAAGGTGGCCATCTGCCGACTGCCTCGCAAGGACGCCAATGACATGCTGCTGGCCGGCGAAGGTGAGCAGCTGCGCGACCTTCTCTGGAAGGCCACGCCATCCAGGCCTGACGGCATCGTCAATGCCAGCGAGCTGTGGGAGGAACTGATCAAGCCGGGGGCCTCCTCGGTCTGTCAGTACCCCTGGCCACAGCTGAATGCCATGACCCATGGCTTTCGCAAGGGTGAGATGACGACCATCTGCGCTGGCTCTGGCGTGGGTAAGTCGTCCGTCTGCCGGGAGGTGGCTCACCACTTCCTACGGCAGGGCCTCAGGGTGGGCTACATCGCCCTCGAGGAGAGCGTCAAGCGCACCATGCAGGGCATTGTTGGCATCGAGCTTGGCAAGCCCATCCACCTGGATCCCTCTCTCGCCAGCGAGGAGGAGCTCCGTGATGGCTTCGATCGGGTGTTCGGCTCCGGCCGCTGCTACCTGTACGACCACTTCGGATCGATGGATCCTGATCACCTGATCAACAAAATCAGGTACCTGGCCGATGCAGAGCAGGCTGACCTCGTCGTCCTTGATCACCTCACCATCGTGATCAGTGGCTTGGCGGACCTTGACGAACGGCGAGCCATCGACGTCACCTGCACCAAGCTCCGCCAGGTGGTGGAGCAGACCGGCATTGGCCTGATCCTGGTATCCCACCTCAAGCGGCCGGAGGGCCGCGGCCATGAGGAGGGGGCCCAGACCTCCCTCTCCCAGCTCAGAGGCAGCCATGCCATCGCCCAGCTCAGCGACATGGTCATTGGCGCTGAGCGCAACCAGCAAGGCGACGTCGCTGAGCGCAACGAGCTACAGCTTCGGGTCCTGAAGAACCGGTTCTCCGGGCAGACAGGCCCCTGCGACAAGCTCCTCTACGACCAGCTGACAGGGCGACTGGTCGTCCCCATGTCCCATTACTTCGGGTCCTAGCCACCACAGATGAACTGCCCACACTGCGACTGCCCCGTCAACCGGGTCGTCATGACTCGCACTGTTCCGAAAAAGGCCAAGATCAGGCGACGCAAATGCAAGGCCTGCGGCAAAGGCTGGTACACGGCTGAGGTACTGCTTCCCGACAAGGCCATCGTCCACACCAGGGACAGCATCACCGACAGGCGAGACCTCGCCCTGCACAGCCAGTACCGGAACATCACCTTCAACCCATGACCGTCTCCTTTGTTCACTGCACCCCAGATGCAGAAGGCCTGATCGTCGACATGGCCAGAGTCAGCAACCCAACCAACCAGGTCAACCGCGGCACTGCCCCACGACTGATCGCCTATCTCATCAAGCACAAGCATTGGTCTCCATTTGAGATGGCGGGCCTGTGCCTCAAGATCGAAACCGAACGGGACATCTCTGCCCAGATCATTCGGCACCGGTCGTTCTCCTTCCAGGAGTACAGCACCAGGTATGCAGCCACCCTGCTTTCCGAGTGCCCGGCCCAGCGTTTCCAGGATCCGATGAACAGGCAGAACAGCATCGACGCTGTCGACGACGTCAGCCAGGCGTATTGGGCGGAGCGCACTGGCGCTGTCATCACTGAGGGCTGGCGCCTGTACGACGAGCTGCTCCGCAATGGCATGGCCAAGGAGACGGCACGGCGGATCCTGCCCCTCTGCACCCCCACCACCATCTACATGCACGGCACGCTGCGTTCCTGGATTCACTATCTCGAGATCCGCTGTGGCTCAGAGACTCAGCTCGAGCACCGGCGAGTCGCCGAATCATGCAAGGCGATCTTTGTCGCCAAGTTCCCTGCCATTGCCACCGCCCTGAACTGGACTATCTGACATGACACTGCTGATTGATGCTGACTGGCTGATCTATTCGGCCTGTGCTGCCTGCGAGACCGACATCCGCTGGGATGAATGGATCAACACCTTGCACCTTGAGCAGGCTGACGTCAAGGATTACATCTCGTCCCGCCTGTCCTACTGGAGGGATGTTTCCGGCCACAAGGAAGTAATCATGTGCCTGTCGGACTACCCGACCTTCCGACACGAGATCCACAGCGAGTACAAGGCCAACCGCATCGGCAAGCGCAAGCCCTTGGGCTTGCGTGACATCCGGCTGTGGATTGAGCAGTCCTATGCCACTCGCACCTGCATCGGCCTCGAGGCTGACGACGTCATGGGTGTGCTCGCCACCGGCGGCTACTACCCCGACCCGATCATCGTCAGCATCGACAAGGACATGCGTACACTGCCCTGCCAGTTGCTGGCCGGCGACGATGTCGAGACGATCCATTCTGCCCAGGCCAACCGGACCTGGATGATGCAGTCACTCACCGGCGACTCGACTGACAACTACCCCGGCATCAAGGGTGTAGGGCCGGCCAAGGCAGCCAAGCTCTTGGGTGAAGCTGGCACCCTGCCGGACATGTGGGAGAAGGTGGTGGCGGCCTATCGGAAAGAGGGCATGACCTTCAAGGACGCCCTGCTCAACGCCAGGCTGGCTCGCATCCTTCGCCACGGCGATTACGACTTCGCCTCCGGTGACATCAAGCTCTGGGACCCAGACGTCGATCCTTCTATGAAGGCGGCTTGACCCCCAGGTCCTGATACATAGCATTGATGCGGGCATCCCTGTTCACAGGTGTGCCCGTTTGGATGTCCTGCTTGGCGTCACGCATCGCAGCCATGGCATTGGTCATGCCCTTGCCCAGGCCAGCACCGACGCCGCCTGCGTTCATCATCGCTGGGCTACACACCTCAGCCTCTCCGCCGACGAGACATGCCGGCCTCGCTCAGGGCGATGGCCAAGGCCTGGCGGGGGTTCTTCACAACAGGACCACCCTTGCCGCTGTGGAGCTCACCCTTCTTGAACTCGCGCAGCACCTTGCCAACCTTCTTCTCGCCCTTGCCCTTCATTGCTTGACCCTCTTCGAGATGACACCTGCCAGGATCTCGACGACCCGGTAGGTCTTCACCATAAGGCGGCTGTACTTGTCCAGCTGCTGGTTGTCCTTTGGTGTTGGTGTCATGTTGACCCAAACCACAGCAGCTCCATGCACTGCCACTGCCAGGGCGACGTAGTCAGCAACCCGATCCATCGTGCTTAGGAAGGCGGATGCCACCAGCATGCCAGCTTTCGTCAAGACCGTTCGTCGGTGCGCACCTCGATCTTGCTGACCCGCTGCTCCAAGCTGTTCAGCCTGCCGAACGTCTCCTTGCGGTCTGCCTTGATGTCGACGTGCAGCTGTTCCAAGCGGCTGGCCACGTTGTCGACGCTGGCGGCTAGCCGGATCACGGCATCCCTGCCTTCTCTTGATCGGCCGCCCATGCTGCCAACACCCATCGCCCCAACAGTGATGGCTGCTCCGACAACGGCGGCAAAAACTTCGACCATGGACCCGTCGTCTTCTACCCGGCCAGCCTACCGACCAAGAAAAAAGGGAGCCATCAGCTCCCCATCATTTAGCTGCCCAGCCGGTATTGCTGGTACCTGATTCTTTCACATAAAGCGTGGTGGACGTACCGCCATCAGTTCTGCGCCAAAGGCCGCCCACTGCGGAGATAATGCTTCCTTCGGGGGTTCCGGTTCCAGCGTGCTCAACCCTAATGCTAGAAGTAGTTAGAAGGCTAAACAACATGAAAGTTGCTTTTGTTAAGTCAACCGTAAATCTGTTGTTTAGGATTTGATTTGCCGAACCGCTGGTCTGCTCGACGACTCCTCTGATTTGAGTATTGGCCCCAAAGGACGCGGTACACCGCACTTGGTTTGACGCAACTGTTACTCTGGTGCAAGCGGTTAGATCAATAGCAAAGAAAAAGCTAGTAGAAGCAGCGTCAAACTCGCACCTAATTTTATTATTAGTGACATCGCAATCTGCAAGATTAACTAGCTGAATACCGGTGGATGCTGATCCTCGCTGTCCATTTGCGATAATGACATTGTCTACAACGCTATTGTTTTGAGAGATTACACTGGTGCCTCCGAGGACTTGAATCAGGCCTTCGTTTGATTTCCCAGGTGCTTTGATAATGTTTCCTGAAATAATGTTATCAGAAACATTGGACGCAGACAGGGCTGTAAGACGAATTGCGTTAACCCCAGCAACACTTAAATTGGTGATTTGAATGGTGTTATTAGATACAATGTTTCCTTCTACCCTGTCGTTTCCAGCTACACCACTTAGGTCATCCAAGCTGATGACAACACCACCGTTGACGTTTTCACCTTTAATACTATTGTTAGATACAATGCAATTAACAGGATCGCGTAGTGAAATACCAGTGATCTCGTTGTCAGTAGCAAGACCGGAACCTGTTGTGGCAACGACAATAGCATTACCTGTGACCGTGTGGTTGCTTCCTGTTAATGCGATTGGGATTTGGCAAGCATTGAAGGCATTTCCTGTGACGGAGGTTCCATTGGCAAGTCCAGACGAATACCAACCATGATTCCAGCACAATTCAAAAACATTTCCAGAAATAGTCATTGACTGTTCCTGAGATGCAGTCCCGGTGTTGCCGCTGCCTGCCCCTTGAACGCACCTGTTAATGAAATTATTGGCAATTATAAAGTTACCTTGACTACCAGTGGAATTAGGATCTATAAGTATGCCAAAATGAACTGTATTTGAGCCGGTATAGAACCCTTCAGCTGTGCCGCCGTTAATGGTACAGCCCTGGATTGACCCATTATTTACATTGTTAAACCAGAACCCTGCGCGTGGCACATTGTTCAAGGTACAGGTTTCAGCTGCAAAATTGTCGGCTTGAACATTGATAATTGCGTAAGTAACGGCCGAATTGGTCCCGTCAAAAACGGCAGGCGCGTCAATAATTGCGTTGAACATTTTGCACCTAAGACCAGTTACGGTCAGAAGTGACAGCGTTGCTGTTGTGTACGAGAGTTTTGCGCCGCCTTCAAAAACAAGGATAGCGTCGTTTGCAGCAATAGTTAGCCCACTGTTGCACTTGTAGTTGCCTGGGGGGAACGAAGCAGTACCACCGTTGGTCAAACTGTTGATTGCGGCCTGAATAGCAGCAGTATCATTAGCTACCCCATCGCCAACAGCGCCAAAGTCCTTGACACTGACGACATCCTTTAACTTGCTATCAACCGTCCGCGCAACAGCACCAGCACCAGCTTGCGTAAACGCTAACTTGCTAGCCTGAATGCCAGCAGAGGCATTGACGTCTGCATTTACAATCGTATTGTCAAGAATCTTGGACGAATCAACAGCACCGTTAGCCAGCTTATTGGCACTAATCGTTCCATCCTGAATC